AACGATTCTTTATTTTTACATTCTATACAATAGGGGATAAGCATTCGGGCTACATTTGATAGCTTAATGTCTGCACCACTCTCGCCCATAATGGCACAGGAAATATCATTATCCGTTAAAGTTTTAAATTCGGATAGTAGTGCACTACGAACCCAATTTTGGAGTCTTCTTCCTTTTGCCTTTCCGCTTTTAACTTTCATCTACTCTGGGATTATTTACTTCAGTGTACCATAACCATTTTGGATTTTTACCTTTTGATTGTTGTTGTGGTAAATACTTTAAATTATCACCCCAGCATGGTTTCTTATAGGGACAAAATGAACAGGCGAAACTTAATACCCTATTACCGGTGGGTTTCTTGTAGAAAAATTCCTCTTCGTCAACAAAGCATCTTTTAAAGGGTTTATTTTCCTTTAATTGTTTGATGTTATTTTTTGCTACTGTTAGGGCTTTTTCTTTGTGCTCCCCATCTTCAAGTGGAGTTTCTGTAACACACCACTCGCCCGTTGATTTATTGATAACAATCCATCCACCAAATGGAGCATTATCAGCTTCACCATACAAATAACCTTGAATAATGTAACCAAAAGTATCATCTTTAGCGACAGCATCAAAGCCCCCATTGTCTCCAAATTTATTTGCAAAGGCATATGGTGATGCAGATTTAATATCCCATACCTTTCCCCCAATTTTTGTGTCCATTGTGCCATGTATTTCATTTTCATTATCTTTAATTTTTACTTTTTTTTGGATATCTTTAATTTCAATACCCGAAGATTTCATTATTATTATTGCTGATGCCTCTATTAAGTCACCGAATAAATTTCTCATTTTAAAATTATAAGGTAATACTTCTCCCTCAACGCCATTTTTTTCCATTTGTAATTGGCATAAAGGTTTTCCTATATTAGACATTCTATAAGAAAATTCTTTTTTTCTTTTATCAGTAAATTGTTTTTTAAAAGCCTCCTTACACGCTTCCCCAAATTCTTCAATCAACTCGTCCGATACCTCGACAGAGGCTTTGTTAGCCTCTGCCAAGAACATCTGTACTTTTGAAAGTATCGCAGACATTAAGTTGCCAAAACTTGTTCGGGAGTTTCCTCAGTTTTAGGGGCCGTCTCAACAGCTTCGACTACTTCAGAAGTACCCGAAATTGTTTCTGGGTTTCCACCACCCTCAGAATTACCTTGCGCTGATTTCCAAGATTCAATGACTTCAATATTTTCATCTTTTATGATTTGACTAAACATTTGCATTGTCTCAAAGTTATCTTTGGTAAATTCTACCTCTGCATCGTCTATACCAATGTCAGATATATAATAAACATTATTACCAGTCTTTTTTCTTTTAGTACCTAAAAGAAGATTGACGTTTTGAATTAGTTTATTACGGTTTTTTATACTTTTTACAACTTCATTAACAGGTCTAAAATTTGTTCCTGTAACTCGCCATAAAACTGGTAAATCTTTTAGAACAGTAGATTCACCCTCTCCCGTAACGGCATTCATATTTAATAATCCATACAATAAAGTATAGCATTTAATATCTTTTTGTCTCAATGCCTCTTCTTTAGAAACACTATTTAGTTCTTTAAAAGGAATCTTTCCACATTTAACTCCACCGTTAGAATCCAATGCTTCATCTTTCCAAGATTTGAAAATAATTGTTTTATTAGTATATTTATTTTCTTTTTGGTTATAGTCCATATATTGATAGGCTCTAATAAAAGGTCTTAGTTTGACAACTTCTCCCTTCTTACTATAAACCTTCTTTTCAGATTCGGGGTCATAAATTGTATATGTTCCAGATTCCAATTTATTTCCGTCATCATCTTCTCCGGCTCTATTTATTGCCAGTCTTGGTATCAGGACTGAGCCTGACCCTCCGGCATCGTCTTCTTGACCAGTAAGGCGCATAATATCGTCCTTAGACATGGTTTTGAAGCTTACTAAATCATTTACCATAAGTTTTACTCCATAGTTAATTGTTATATTCAGAATTATAGGTATTTTAATAGCACTGTCAAGCTATTAATTTCAAGTCTAGCCAATTATTTCCCATTTTTATTTCTGTATTAAGTGGGATATTGAAGTTTATATCATAAATTTCTTTTAAAGAATCAATAACTTGAAGCGAGCCTTTACGCATCAATTCGACTACGATATCCTTTTCATCTGGGTGGACATCAGCTATTACCGAATCATGTACTGTATTAATTAGGATACTTTTGAGATTTTTGTCATCAAATAGTTTCTGTATATTAATACAAGCTAATGGTACAATGTCCGCAGTAGCAAATCCTTGAACTGGATAATTTTTTATTTGTGTGGCGTAACTTGAGCCACCCCAAGGGGTCCTTTCTGCTTTAGGAAAAGCATATTCTCTACCTGTAGGTAATGTTATAACTTTATAAGTAATCGCCTCATCTTGTAATTTTTCATGCCATTCAGTTATTTCTTTATATTTTTCCTTAAACGCATTATAATATTTTTTTTCATTGTCGGTTCCAGACATACCACCATAAAGAGGTTTAAAGGTATGTCCTTTTGCATCTTGACGAGATACCCCGATAACATCCGCAGTATATTTATGAACATCAATTCCATTCTTTATATCTTCCATGCCCTGTTTATCTTGTGCCAAAAACACCGCTATCCTAAATTCTAATTGTGAAAAGTCTACCTCAGCTACAGTTCCATTTTCAAATCTAGAATCAATAACTCTTCTTATTGGAAAGGTTCCGCCTCTAGGTTGATTTTGAAAATTTGGGTCTCTGCTTGATAGCCTTCCGGTAGCCGTAACGCATTGCATAAACGTAGGATACAAAAATCCACTTTCTTTAGTATACTTTTTTATTCCATCAACAAATGTAGAAAGATATGTTTCCAAAGCATTATATCTTATTATTTTCTTGACAAACTGTTTTAACTCCTCGTTATTAGCTGATACACGCTCCAGTGTAAATCTATCTGTTTTGAATCCACCATCGGAAACATCAGAAACAAACTGGGCTTTCGCATTAAAGCCTGCTTTTTTATCTGTATTTATATACACAACTCCTTCTGATTTACAATCAATACATTTTGACATATTTTTATAAGGGTCTCCATTAACTTTATATCTTTGAATATAACCACTTCCCTTGCATTCCCCACATTGTGAGGCCTTCGTTTTATAAATTGGGACCAAATGCATTGTCAATACTTTTCTAAACTCAAGCTTTCTCATTCTAGGTCTTCGTTTAGGTTTTTTTGTGTATTTATCAATACCAATATTAAATTCATTCCCCCAAGCCTTTTTATCTCTAACTCTTTCCCCATAAATAAGCCACGATAATTGCTCTGGACTAGCAGGATTTACCTTTGTATCACCCATTTTATTATGGATTACCTCATCTATTTTTATGCGTAACATATTATGTTCACTTTGAAATTCTTGTTCTACTTTATTTAATTCATTTAAATTTATATGTATTCCATTGTTCTCCATACGAGTTAGAGTATTACAAAATTCACACATCATCTTGACAGTTTTTAATAATCCTTTGTTACGGGGTAATTTAAAATCCGACATTTGGGAATCAAATAGGGCTCTTGTGGATTTAACATCCTGTCTACCATAATGCTCAACAGTTTGTATCGGTATTTCTTCAAAGGACGTACCATTTTTCATATAAGATTCAACTGCACTTGATTTTTCTGTTAAGCCTCTCCTATAACAACAGTCCTTTAATTTTAAACTTTTTTTCAAGCCCCTTGCTAAGACATATTCGCCAATCATAGTATCATATATTTTAGATTTATATGAGAATCCGGCTTCATATATCCAAGATAGGTCAAATTTTATATTATGTCCTACCAACAGCGTAGTTTTATCTAGTATACTTTGAACTTCTTTTACAGAGGGTTTTCCATGATACTCATTGTGTTTAAAGAAGAAATATTTATCATTCATTCCTATACTTACAATGAAATTATCTGGGTGCTTGGGAGACGGGTCATGTCTTTTTACTCCGTCAACTTTTTGAAAAGATGTTTCTATGTCGAATACCGTAATCAATCTCTGTACCTAGATAATCCAGGTTCAATTTTAACCATTATTTTACCATGCCAACCAGTTATTTTGTTTTTACTAATAGATAAACTCCTGTCGCTTTCATTGCTGTACTCCGAATTAGGTTTATACCCTATACCAATAATTAAATCTGCTTCCGCAGCTTTACCCGTTCTACTGTTTTCCATCATGTCAAAAGTCATATCCCATTTACCAGATGCGTCAGCAGAGGCTTGAGATATTCCAATTAAAGAGCAGTCTCGTCTCTTAGCTATTTCACGTGCGCCTGTATAAATAGCTCTGAGTTTTTCATCACCTCTCAAAAATTTTCCATCAATATGTACTTTATCCAGTTGGTCAATTA